AAGTTGATAATCGCCTTCCTCCCAAAACTTCATCAGGATAGCGGCGTCGTCAACTTCGTCCTCGAGGTACGTCGAGAGCGTTCCTGCGGGAATATCGTCGGGGTTGCCCATCCCGCTCGGGAATCGCTTGTCCCCTTCGACGTACTCCTCCCATACGTCCTGAAGCGTCCACTCACGGTCAACGACGTCGCTATCCTCGGGAGAAGTAATCACCTCGTCAGGAAGGTCCTCGATGGTGACCTCCATCTCGCTGAGCGAAGTAATCGTACTGTCCCCTGTCACGTCAGGACCTGAATCTTTGTAGAACAGGTCGAGGTCTATGTCCAGTGCACGAGCGCGTGTCTCGATGAACTGCTTGCCCGTTTTGCGGTTCGGGCCTTCTATCTCCGCTTGCAGGCAGTCCTTGACGAGTTCCGGGTCGTCAATCTCCTCCATGTATTCATGGAAGTCGTCGACCGGAATATCGCCTACGTCGTCGTTGAGAACGCGGTCAGCGACGATTTTGCCGAACGTGGTGTCCACGTCGTAGTCACCGACCTCGAGTTCTTCCTCATCGAGGCCGCCGTCGCCACCCTGACCGGGCAGTTTCTCGTAATAGAACGCGCCTTGCTGCGTCGTCTGAACGTCCGCCCACTCGGGCGCCATCTGTTCCGCCTCAGCGCGCGTGTCTGCGTCGCTGATGTATATCTTGTACTTGCCGAGGATACGGTCGGCCTTCTCGAAGATTTTGTTCTTGACCGTGTTCTCGTTCGTCTCTGCGTCGTCACGCCGCAGGCGCGTGTGCAGTTCTCCCCTCGCGGCGTCATAGAATCCTCGACCCTCAGGTCCGTCGTAGCGAACGTATCGCTTCCCGAGGCGCTTGCCCAGTTCGTCGATGGGCACTTCGTAGTAGTACTCACCCGGGTCGTCCTCATCAGCGACCTCGAGGTCTACCGATTCCGGTGCCTCATCGAGGTCGCGGATGAACACTCGCACGTTCTCGGAAATCTCGATAGGTTCACTCATCGAGCTCCTCCGCGGGGACGAGTTTGAACGTGTCGCCGTCACGGGTCATTCTCAGGTCCTGCGCGTCGCTCTTGTCCATCTTCCCGGGCGATTGGAACCTCGGGTCACCGTCACCCTCCTCGGGCTTCGGCGCCATCCCGCCTTCTGCGCCACCCTGCGGGCCTGGGTCCTGCTCCTCGTCATGCGCGGGAATCGACCCCGCCTCAGGGTCACCATCCTCGCCCATCATGTCGTCACCGCCGCCCATCATCTCACCGAGGCCACCCATGCCACCTTCAGGTTGCTCCTGCTCGGGCGACTCGAGTTTGCCCGCCTTGATGTCTGCGCGGTCGTTCGCTGTCCACTCGACATCTGCACCGATTTCCAACGCGAGCTTCGCCATCTTGAGGTGCGTCTGCGTGAGCTGCGCCTCTTCCTGCTCGTCCTCTTCCTCGACCGTGTCAATCTCGACTGTCCAACCGTCTACACCGAGTTGACCGAGGATTGCCAGGATGTAGGTGTTGTTGAAGATTGTACGCAGTCGGTCAGCACTCCGATTGCTGACCTGAATCTCCATCGACTGCGACAGACCCGCGTTCTCAGGCGACCCGCTCTGGAACACCGCAGTGACACCGTACTTCGCGGAAATCCTGTCGAGGAACCACTCTCTCATCTCCATGTGCTGCATGGCGGCAGGCGACTCGAGGAGGTTGATGAACTCGATGGGTTTCCCGCTGTCGCCCGCCTGCGAGTCGTCGATGAACGTGGGGATGTAGTTGGGGTCGTTCCGCAACTTCTCCATCTCGCCCTTGTTGAACGCGCGGGTGGATTCGCTGTTCGAGGACGAGATAATCATGGCGCCACGCGGTGCGCGACGCTCCTTGTAGGCCTCTCGATACCAGGTGTCCATTTTCTCGAGGGTAGACGCCTCGTCCCACAACGTGAGGATAGGCGAGTACCCGTAGTACTTCGACGGCTCGTACTCGCTCGCGTGTACGAACTCTCCGCGGATGAAGTAATTGTCCGGGTTGTCGTTGTTCTGACGACCCTGACCCTCGAGACCTACTGCATATGCGGGGTACGTGTGATTCCCGCAGTCGCACCGTTCACCGGTCGACTTGGCGACGTACTCCTCACCGCGCTTTGCCCGACACTCGATACACACGTAGAACTCGTTTCCGAAGCTCCCGTTGTCGTCCACCGAGTATCGCATGAGTTCCGGGGGCGCACGGTGAACGCCGCTCAATTCGTAGTCCTGAATCTTCCCCTCTTCGTCGGTGACATACGAGCGCTCGAAGATGAGCCATCCGTCGTCGAACGACTGGATGTCCCACCCGACCTCCTTCAGAATCTCAACGAGCGTTTGCCCGACAGAATTCTGCTGAGGCGGTTCGAGGTCGGTGTTGACCTGAGAACGGAAATTCGACTGCCCGAGGAACGACTCAAGAAGGTACTTATCCTCCTTCTTGGGTACCTGAAACACCACCCAGTCGTCGCACTCAGGGCAGCGTCGTTCAGCGTCGAGGTCAATATCGTCGCCTTCCTCGAGCCACGAGAACGTGTCGTAGAACGGTTGCAGCGTCTCGAACTCTTCCTTGCACGAGGGGCACTTCGCCTCCCACTTCTTCTCGATGTCTGTAAACCCACGCCTGAAGGTCTGCGATACCTTCTCCTCGATGGCGTTGTTGACCAGCGTCGAGTTCTGCCGAAGTCGGTAGATGAACGACGGGCTGACGCGACGCTGATAGGGTGGTTGCGGCTCACGTCCACGCGGTTGCTCCGCGCGTGAGAAGGACGGGTAACCGGCCCCGTACTTCGACAGCATGCCGGCGATACGTTTGTCCAGAGTGTTCGTAACACGGCTACGAACGGCCTTTCCAATTCTTGTTGCCATCAGCTAATCACCTTCGTTGGTTGCGGACATGATTCATCTCCTTTTTCAACCTTCATATGACACGAACGGCACAGGAGGACTAAATTGTCGTGGTCGTTTGCCTCACCCACGTCGTCGAACTCTCGAAGTGGAATGATATGATGAACGTCGAGTAGTCCATCTTCACACCCGCACTTCTGACATTCTCTATCTCGTTCAACGATTTCTTCCCTCACCTCGTTCCAGTCAGAACCGTACTCAACAGGACCACCTTCCCAATTCCAATGGTCAGGTCCACGCGGAGAGTCCCATTCACTCGACTGCCATGTATTAGCACACTCCTGAGAACAGAATCGAATATCAGAACGATGGAGTTCATCCCCACACCATGCACAGTCGTCACGTTTCTGCCACTGTGGATGTCCTTCACCCTGCCACATCTTGGAACGTAGACTTGACTGATATTCAGAAGAACACTCAGACGAGCAGAAATTTCTCTCGGTCACATGAGAAGGTCTCTTCGTATGACCCTCTCCGCACCAATCACACTCAACCTCTACACCAGCTATTGACTTACCGTGTACTTTTGCATGGTGCTGCTTCAACCCGTGTTCTGTACTCAGTTCCTTTTCGCAGGTCGGACACTCTACCATGCATCATTCACCGTAGTACTCCATTCTTCCATTTCATCCCGAGACATTTGACCCCGGGAATCTATAGTGTGAACGAAATATCTCATGCTGTCCATGCCGTGGTCGTCACTTTTCTTCGGCTTGTCCTCGTTGTCTGAGTCGTTCCACTTGTATCCCGTTATTTCCCCCACCGTCTTAACCGGGTCGTTGTCTTCATCGAGAACGTCGTCGGGCTCATGCACACGAGCCCCCTGCATGATGTAGAGACCCGGTTTGCCTCGCTCGTCCTTTTGCAGGCGCGACTTGACGGATTGGATGCCCGGCGACACGTCCTTCGTCGCCTGAGCAACGTCCACTCCGTGCCGTTGAAGCGTCGCTCGGTCCTCGGCGTTCCAGTCAGCGAAGGACTGGTCAACGACGTGCCCCTGCGGGTCGAGTTTCTTGATTTCTCCTGCGAGGTCCTCGACGAGCGATTCCGTCTTGTAGAGTTCGCGGAACAGGACGTACTGGTCGTCCGGTCCTCGACCCCACCACTGACAGTTTCCACAGACCATCGGACGACCGTTTCGACGGACAACCAGTGTACCGTTCGGGACTTCAACACAGTACACCTTCCCGTCATACTCAACCGTTTCGAGGTCAAGAGATTCCAACGTCGCACGATTGTAACTGTGGAAGGCGACTTTGTATATCTCGCCGTTCGAGTACTCGGTGTCGTACTCGTCCTGCGTTATCTTACTAGGAATCCCGATACTCAACGCCAACTCCTGAACATCGTCAGCAAGTTTATGAGAAGTCGTGTAGTACTCAGAACTCCTGAGATTACCCTCGGCTCCACGGTACCGTCCATCTCCGAAGATGAGACCTTCGAGGAGACGACGCTTCGCCTCAACAGGCCAATCACTCACGAACGACGGGATACACTTCGTTTGAGATTTCCCCTCGAGCTCAGACAAGAACGACGACAGGTCAACGCTCGAAACGTCGAACTCCGTAACACCGTTCTTGTTCCCGTATTCGTACCAATCAGAGAACAAACGACTCAGTGCGTCTCTCACTTCATCGAGATTCTCCTTCTGAGTGATACGAACGTGTCCTTGCTCGACGGTCCCTTCAGACACAACCAACCCGAGGAAGTACGCGAAGTCATCAAGAGACAACGTATCAATATTCTTCGCGGTGGTTTGACCGGTGTGAGGAATCGTAATCTCCTCGCCAGATTCGCCGTGATAGTCACAGTCCCAGCCGACAGGGATAGCGTGAGAATCACGACCGAGGAACTTGTCCATCTCACCCGCGTCCTCTTTGAGGTACTTGTCCGTGTCTCGATTATGCAGAACCATTTGATGGTTCGGCGTAACCGAAAAATTCGCTCCTAGACGGTCAGACGAACCTTCGACCATCGAACCATTATATTCCTGCTCGATATACGAGATTGGAGACTGATACTCGATAGTCTCGCTTTCGGTGTTGAACGTTGCCACGTCCCCATCACCGAGATTCTCGAACAGTTTCCATCCATCGTTAGTCAAGACTTCTGTTTCGTCGTCGTAGCAGACGAACGGGTTACGATACCCGAAGTCGATACTCCGGTACACGCGCCAGTCATCGGGCGGAGACACGAAGTATGCCTCCCCGTCGTCGTACTCCTCCGTGCGAATTATCTCCCAATCACCGGGAAGCTCTCGCGGTTTGACGTGGTGCGTATCCGGGCCCCACTCGTCGTAAATGAGACCTTCTGCACCGACCCATTTGCCGAGGATATATCGGTCGAAGTACACGCCCGAGTAGTTCGCCTTGTTGTCCTCGACGTAGTCCTGCGCCAGGTGGGGATTATCATCCATCCGCAGCGTGAAGTGCGTGCCGCGGTTGTCCTCGAAGAACCAACGGTACATCCAGTGTCCCGGGTGCTCCGGGTTCGTCGCTGCGAAGATTTGACGATACGGGACCTCATATTCGTAGTTGCCGACGCGCCGTCCGTCGAAACGCAGGCGACCCATGAGCTGGGTCCACTCACCTTTCGACAGTTCGGAAGCCTCGTCAACAAAAATCCACCCGAACTCCATCCCACCAATCTTACGCGGGAGGTCGTCGTCCCCCGTTTTACGACCGGAGTCGAGCCCGTGGTAGAAGATTTCCGACGTGACGGGTTCGCCATCAGGCGTTTTCTCGCCCGTGTAGTGTTCTATAACGTGTTCTGAGCGGTTGTGCTCAACGATATGCGACGGAGGAATAACGTCCTCGAAGAGCGTCTGATTCACCGTCGTCGACTTCACGTCAGTGAACGTCTTACGAACGATGAGCCCGCGGTTGCCAGGATACATCTGATTGAACCTGTACCCCTTCTCTGTACCTGCAAGCGTTTTCCCAGTCCCGAAAGCACCCGAAAGAAGCACTTGACGGTCAGTGCAGTTGAGG